GTTTCACGATCGACGCCATAACCGGGGAAAAGATGGCGACCCGTGCGCGGGTCCAATCCGTGCGGCGTGGCCGGGTGGCCACATTCAAGTAGTGTTGTTGTTTCCATGTTGTCGTTCCTATTCAAGCTACCCGTGCTACCGGGGCCGGCGCGTTTCGCCGTGCACGTATAACTATGCGCGCCGGAATACGCCGCGCAAGATACCGACAACGAAAAACAACAACAACGACGGCGGACTATTGCGCCAGGGTGGTCCGCGCCGAACGGTATAACGTGTAGGCGATTGCTTATCCCGTGTAGCAACGGGTCAACGATAGGAGTAATAACATGCGCACCATTCGCGCCAACTTTCAAAACGCGGGCAGCTACGCCGCAACGCACCAACCATTCAACGCATCGGCGCTAACCGGATCACGCGATGCGTGGTCCGTGCGCGTAAACGATTACGCAAACGATAGCCAGGGCGCCCGGTTCGAGCTTGCCCGCGATGCCGAACATGTCACCTATGTGGTGGCATCATACGGATCGGTAATCGTGTGGTGCGACGTTTACGGTGACTGGCACCCGGTTACTACTAACCGATCGGTGACAACCACACGCCACCAAAACCGAATGGTGCGCGAACTTGTCCGCCGCATGTCGCCAACGTCCGTAACGTTTTGGGCGCTTGTCGATGATGCTACCGCCGTGCTGAACCGGCCAACCACGCCCCGCCGTAACCTACCCGACATGCTACGCGAACTACGTCGCACCGCCGAAATGCTCGAAACGGCGGGTGCCTAAAATGGGACGTTGCCAGGAATGCGGCGAACACGCGCACGCGGTATGGTGCTACCGCCACCCGATCAATCGGGTAGAACGTGCGCCACGTCGATAGCTTGAACGCCGGCCCGGACGGGACCTTGATCCCGCCGGGCCGTTGCGTTTCGATACCCGCGACGGGGCCGGCGGCACGGCGTACCGTTTTTGTGTGCTTTCACGCGGCGCCGCAAGTACTCCCCGTAGTAGTTGCGGCCGTGCATACTACCAGCGGCCCCGTCTCCCCCGCCGCCACCACGCCCGGCCCCGCCAGGTCTCGGTTCGGCCCTGTGGTACCAGCGTGTCACACGCTCACCGCACGCTCACGCGCCAGCTCCTGCCAACCTACCAGCCATAGTCCATAGTACCAGCCGAGGGGGGCCATTCCCCCCGTGCCAGCGTGTCTCCGTATATATACTATCGCTCGTTGATTTTGACCCAAAATCGAATCCGGAACCCAAATCAAGACACCTACTCACTGTGAAGCAACGGAAAAGAAACCGTCAAAGAAACGATCCCCGTTTCCGCAAAGTGGAAGTCGTTCCGGAAGGGATAGGTGGAGGACAAAATGCCCAAACTGAACCGGTATGAGCTGTTACAGAACGAGTACATCGAGTGGTTGCTACTCGACAAACACCAAAGAGCAGTAGCTGGCCTACCGTCAAGTGACATTGAATGGGCAAAGGTCAAGGACATCACAGACCGCACGCTACGGACATGGAAGCAGAACGACGAGTTTATCCAGAAGTTCGAGAACCGCCAAAGAGAGCAGGCACTGAAACTGCCAGGGGCAACCACACTGGCCGTTAGGCCAAGTGGCAACGTTGAGAAGATTGACGACGACACTGCCGAGTACGCCATGATCAAGCAGAAGCTGGTTGAGCGGGCTAAGTCAGGTGACCGGGCAAGTGCCGAACTCTACTTCAAGACATACGGCAAGATCTTTGTGGACGAGGAAGTTGCTTCTCGCCGATCTGACTTTCGTGACTTGGATACTGATGCCTTGTATGACCGGGTATTGGCACTCGTGCCGGTTGAGAAGATTGAGGCAGAGTTAGAGAAACGTAAGGCTGTGCTTGTGCCTGGCAATGAGTCACAATGACAGTTGCCGTATCTGCGCCCATTATTGTCGAACTCGAAAAACTCTGGTATGAGTTAGAGTTCCGAAAGTGTGCTGCCGACCCAGAGTACTTCATTAGGACGTATGTCTGGATTGAGTCGGAGCGAGACCCACGAGGCCGTGAGCCTTTTGGTCTGTGGGACTACCAGGAGAACGCGCTGCGTGCCTACATGCAGGATCGCTTCACTATCATTCTCAAAGCCCGTCAGCTCGGCTTTACCACACTGGCAATGGCCTATGCACTCTGGCACTGCTTGTTCAAGCCGCGTGCCAACATCCTACTGATTTCAAAGTCCCAAGACAGCGCGGACAAGAACCTCGGCATGGCACGGTTTATGTATTCGTTCCTGCCAGAGTGGATGAAGGCAAGGGGACCAGAGCTTGACGGAGACGCAGCCAAGCAGATGGCCTTCAAGTTCGCAGACGGTACGACTAACCGATTGAAGTCCTTTGCTGGTACGAAGACTGCTGGTGCTGGTGAAACTGCATCGCTTGTGATCCTTGACGAGTTTGCTCTGATGGAAGACCCAGCCAACACCTATCGTACTATCAAGCCGACTACTGACGCCGGTGGTAGATTGATTATCATCTCGACTGCTCGTGGTGGTAACAACATGTTTGCCAAGATCTACCGAGAAGGTAAGAGAAAGCAGAACGAGTTTACGTCCATCTTTGAGCCGTGGTCATCGTCAAGGCTCATCACACCAGAACAGTACGAACACAAGAAGCGGGAGTTCATCTCCGAACCCTGGCTTTTCTATGCAGAGTATCCGAGCACGGACGAGGAAGCATTTCGAGAGTCTGGACGTCCACGCTTTTCTTGGATACCAGCCGAGCAAGATTGCCCAGAGTTTGAGTACACCGGCTGGGTTAGCGACGGTATCGAAGGTCTTGTCTTTGAGTTGGAGGATCCCAGCGATGGACCACGAGCGCCACTGTCACTTGCCTACCACCCAGACCAGATTGACTTCTCTCGACAGTTCGTTGTAGCTGCTGACCCTGCTCTCGGTGTTGGTGCCGACTACTCGGCAGCTCACATTTTGCAGGTACTCGAAGATGGCACACCAGAAATCGTAGGTTACTACCACAGCAATGCCATTGAGCCAGGCGACTGGGCAGGGGAACTGGACTTGATAGGTCGCTACTTCAAGGGACCAAACCAACCTGCTGCCTTGATGGTCATTGAAAATGCTGGTGGTATTGGCGTATCCATCATTGACAACCTGCGCAATCGGTACAACTATCAGAACATGTATCGCTATCTACCACCGGCTGCGGCAAAGCGCAAGCGTGCCCCGATCTTTGGCTTCCCAACTACCAGAACGACCAAGCCGCTGGTGATCAACCGTCTTGCCGAGTACATCGCACCGGACGAAAGCGAGCAACCGAGGTTGCTGAATGTCTACGGTAAGCTGCGCGAGGAGTTGAGTACTTATGTCCGCAGGGAGAACGGCACTACGGCTGCTGACGTTGGTTGCCATGACGACTTGGTTATGTCCCTGGCTATTGGGGTTTACGTCCTCATTGAGGAGATTACGCCTGTCGGGAGCGGTCAGATAGTTGAGACGGCTGTGGATGGCGCTAACCGACTCGACTTCAACATCCTGTACGGCGAGGTGGATGAGATGAGACGGGTTGAAGAACGAGCAAACCGCCGTTACTGGTCGCAATACCGCCGGGCGGCCAATAGATCAAGGAGATACCGTGGCTGAAAAGGTCAGACCGTATGAACTCAACGAGATTCAAGAACTCATTGACGATGCTAAGTTGCGTTACAAGTGGCGCCATAGCTGGTTTCGTTCGCTTGAAGCGCTGTATCGTACTGGCAAGTCGATGCCTCTGGGTGAATCTACGGTAGCTGGCACCATTTTTGAGCGGCTGCACCCAGCAGACCTTGAAACTATCAACATGGTACTGCCACATTTGAACATTATCCTTGCTTCTGTTGTAGCCAGAGACCCAAAGCCGGTCGCTGTACCTTACCAGGGTGGCGAACAAGCCGAAGTTACAGCCAAAGTTGCCGAAGCGGTAGCCCAGTACTACTGGATGCGCACCAATGCTACCTCGGTTTTGCGGGACATGGCGCAAGACATGGTAGTTTTGGGTAATGGTTTTTGCAAAATCGGCTGGAAGTCCATGATCGAGGAGACACCACGCGCCGTTGAGGACGTTGAGCGTGACTTACAAGGCGTTATGGCTGCAGAAGTTGGGCTTGCCGCAGCAGAAGGCCGGCCAATGGAAGAAGTTTCCAAGTTGGTTGAGTTCGTTGCACTGACAGACAAGCGAGTTGAGGCAGATGAGCCGTATGTTGAGTACGTCAGCCCCTACGATATCTACTTCCCACACAATGCCCGACGCATTGAGGAGACACGATGGGTGGCACAGCGCATTGTTCTACCTGTTGACGAAATCAAAGCCAACAAGACACTGAAAAATACCAAAGACGTAGTAGCAGACGGTCTGATTGATACCCGTGAGAAGGACAACTGGCGCGGAGACCAGTCAATCTTGGAACCATTGATCTACGAGACAGCAACTATCTACGAGTTCTACGACATGCGTACCAGAACACTGACAGTTTTGCAGCTTGGCATGGCCGAGCCGCTGTACCGTGGTGAGATTCCATACTCACATCGCCACGCACCCTTTATTCACATGAGAAACTTCTCTGATGGTGGTAATGAGATCTGGTCATTTGGTGACTTGGAGAACATTGCCTCACTGCAAGAGAAGATGAACGAGACTTTTACCGAGCAGGTTGACAACATGCGCCGTGCCGGTAACAAGTACGTCACTGTCAAGGGACTTTTTGATGCAGATAGCCGCGATCGGTTAGAGTCTGACGAACCTGACGTGGTTGTTGAGATGGAACCTATCAATGGTATCATGCCAAGAGACGCAATCACCGCTCTGCCACGCGCACCACTACCGGCAGAC